AGTAGCATGACATTTAAAAGGTACATGGCGTTTGCATTTCCTGAATACTATCCAAGTGGTGGTGTTAGTGATTGTGAGCAATCTTTTGATACTAAAGATGAGGCAATGCAGTGGCTTGGGAGTAATGGCTACGAGCATGACTCAGCGTATATTTTTGACAGGATAGATGGTATTATTTATAACATTGTTGAATGATGAACGAGAAGACACAATCTGCGGTAATTGCTATGGGCGTAATCGGGGCGAAGTATGTTAAACGGACGGCTGCGCACGTTTACTTTGACGTTCCAAAATCATGGGGTAAAGAGATGGCAACGAAGGCGGCTAAGGAGTTTATTAGGCAGACGGGTATTGGAGTTAAAATGCGTATTGTATGAACATAAAATCAGAGGAGCAAATAATGGATGATCACTTAGATTTTTGCGATATCCCAAGAAATGAATTTACACCTGAAATGCGAAAGGGATTTAGTCGATCTTTATTTTTCAGAAAGATGGTTCTCGGTGTCCGATGGGAGGAACTAAAGACAAAAATTAAGGATAAAATCAACAGCATGGCTAAGAGTCCACCAAACCACGAAGGGGGTGCAAGATGACCCATGCCGAACAATATGCTCGTTGGGTTCTCGACCATGTTAATGAAATAAAGACCGGAAAATATATTAAGCTGGCCGCTAAAAGGTTCTTGTCTGATCTTGAGCGGGAGGATATTTATTTTGATGAGGCAAAGGCGGTTCGCGGGGTTAACTTCATAGAACGATATTGCTATCAATGGGAAGGAGAATGGAGGGGTAAACTGCTTCAGTTGGAGCCTTGGCAGAAGTTTATCTTTGAGCAGTTACGGGGGTGGATAGTTAAGGCGACAGGGCATAGGCGGTTTAATAAACTGTACATGCAGGTCTCGAAGAAGAACGGCAAGAGTTCTATGTGTGCGGGGCTTGGATTAGACCACCTTTATGCAGATGATGAGATCAATACCCCAAAGGTTTTTGTGGCAGCAAATAACGAAGACCAAGCAAAGATATGCGTTAACATGGCCGGTCGGATGGTTGAGCAATCGCCAGACCTTTACGAGTATGTGGAGGATGGGCAGGTACGGCTATTTAAATACAAGGATAACATAACCGAGGTTGTGCATGTTGAACGGGATGGGTTTATTAAAGCCCTATCAAAAGAATCAGGCGATAAGAAAAGTAAAACGGCTGGCAGTAAACATGGATTAAACCCATCGCTTGGCCTTGTTGATGAGTTCGGCATGAGTCCGGATTATGGTGCTTCTGGTGCAATCGAGTCGGGTATGGCATCACGGTTACAATGGCTAATGGCTTTCTTTACTACATCAGGTTTTAATCTTACCGGCCCGTGTTATTTGGAATTAAGGGATTTAGGGATTCAGGTGTTAGAGGGTACGATAACAATGGATAACTATCTGCCGATAATCTTTGAGATAGATCCGCCAATGGTTGACGGTAAGCAGGGAGAGATTACAGCGCAATGGCTTATGGATCATCAGGAAGTTTGGCAACAGTCAAACCCGAATCTTGGGGTATCGGTTAACCCATCCTTCTTAAAAGCACAGTTAGAGAAAGCTATTCTAAGGCGTGGCACTGTTGAGGTTGAGGTTAAGACGTTAAACTTTAACATCTGGTGTGAGGCGGCTGAGGTTTGGATACCGCAGGAGATATGGGATAAAAATACTCACGGGTTACACGTGGAACAGCTAAAAGGTCGTATATGCTACGGAGGAATTGAGCTAAGTTCTGGCTTAAAAATGTCAGCTTTATCGCTTTACTTCCCCGACTTAGATGCGGGTAAGGATGCAGTAATGTGCATGTTTTGGGCACCTTCTGAACTACTTCGTGACCCAAATAATAATATTCAGTTCGGTGGATGGGCTGATGATGGATTGATTGAGGTTTGTCCTGGCAACGTGGTTGATAATGATTTTATTTTTAACAAGGTCATGTCGATGTTTAGTTTGTATAACGTTCATTCTATTGCTTTCAATAAAGCCCATGAGAATCACGACATATTGCAGTCGTTAGTTCGTCAGGGGATACAGTGCAACCCGATACAGACCGGATATAAAGGCCAGAACATGCCGACAAACGCATGGGAAGAGAACTTGACGGCCGGAAGGATGGAGCATTTTGGTAATCCGGTACTAAAGTGGATGAATGGACAGACAATGGTTAACCGGAACAAAGAGGGAGAGATCAGAGTGCAAAAGACGGAGGGAAAGACTTCAGGAATAACGGCTAGTATTAACGCGTTGGCACAATTCAAAACAATCACGGCAGGGGATATGCAGGATTCGGTTATTGAATCTTGGGGTTAGCGTTTCTTCTTTCTTTTTCGCCTTCTTACAGTGTCGAAACTTTCATAACTAGCGTAAGCATCAAACCCAAGCTGCTCGTTTGTTATCTCGAATGCCTGTTGTGGGCTCATACCTTTAAAATTCTCATCAAATTTACGTTCAAAGAAATCATACAGCTTCTCTCTCATAAACCGAACTTTGTTATACCTAACAAATATACAAAACTTCCAAATTTGGAAAAATATTCTTTTTGGGAGCAAAATTTCAAAATTGGATTAATAGAAATTTTTGGGAATTCTCAAATTCATACGATGGGCTGTCCACTATAAACGGTACCATACTTCAATCCCTATTTTCAGGGGATAATCTTACAGACGAAAATATTACAGTACGGAGCGCCTTAAGGATTTCAACGGTATTTACGTGTATCAATGTAAGGGGAAAGACCTTAGCTAGTTTGCCTATTAATGTTTTCAAAAGTGAGGGTGGTAAAACCGAGAAAATAAGCGATCATCCAACCTACTACGCACTAAGCCAAGAGCCGAATGATTACATGACAGCAGCTAACTTCTGGCTGACTATTATGTTGCACTTTGATGCGTGGGGTAATGCTTTTGTACATATAAATCGGGATTCAAGACAACGCCCATCGACCTATGATATTTTAGAACCGTGGGAAGTAAGCATTAAAAAATCCGAAGGTAATCTTTACTACCAATACAAAGGTGAAACATACTCTTCATGGGATGTTCTTCACTTCAGAGGCTATTCATATAATGGTATTTGTGGTATTTCTCCAATACTTGAGAACGCGGATACGATGGGAATGGCTAAGAAGCTGGATAGATATGCAGCACTAACCTTAGGCTCCCGTCCTCCTGGCATTTTAAGTTACGAAGGTAATCTTACGCCAGAGGCAAAGGCTGAGAATAAAAAGGAGTTTCAAACAGGTGGAGTGTCTACTGTTAAGATTCTTTCCGGACGGTGGAAGTACGATCCTATCATGAACCAAGCAGATCAAACTCAGTTCATTCAGGCTAAGTCTAAAAACCAAAATGACATTTACGGTATTTACCAAATCCCTCCAACGTTTGCGCAAAATTTTGAAAGAGCAACGTTTAGCAATGCTGAACAATCTGATTTGGTTTATGCGAAGCATACAGTGACACCAATTGTCACAAACTTCGAGAAGGAGATGAACATGAAAGTTTTCTATGAGAGAGAGAAGTCAACTCATTATGTGAAGTTTAATATGAACGGATTACTAAGAGGCGATTTAGCGGCAAGAAAAGAATTTTATCAGTCAATGGTTAATACTGGTGTGATGAATCGCAATGAGGCGAGAGATTTGGAGGATCTAAACCCGTATGCTGGTGGAGAAGACTTCTTAGTACAGGGGGCGATGGCGCCGGCAGATCTATTAAGAAAGAAATACGAAAAAGAATTGCTCCCAACAGCGGAGCCGGTGAAGAAACATTTAAATGGACATACAGTCTTTAATTAATGGAAAAACAATATATATCTGGCCTTGTAACGTGCGCTTTTCCTTTAGGATCTGACGTTCGTAAGAAGGCAGAAGAGACAAGAGAAATTGAGTTTGTTATCTCAAGCGATAGAAAAGATCGTCATCGTTCAGTTGTGAATATGAGTAACTGGAAGATGGATAATTATACTTTGAATCCAATTGTAGGCTATCAGCATAATGTCTATGGAGATAACATGTGCGTACCTCCTTCCCCTGACGATGTGATTGGATCAAGCCGTGTGTTTTTTGTTGATGAGGAAGGACGTAGAATTATGAAAGCCGTTCTGAAATTTGACAGAGCAGAAGTTAACCCGACAGCAGAGAAAATCTTTCAGAAAGTTCTGGACGGAACTCTTAGGGCAGCAAGTGTCGGATTCATGGAGATCGGGAAAGGGAAAAAGGTA